AAGGGGGATAGCAAGTTGGTCTTGTCTTTGATAAACTCCACCGCAAGGGTCTGCGGGTACTGTTCTTGGGTGGTCAAAACCAGCTGTCGCTTGCTGAATGTGGGCGACACCTGTTCGACGGCGCCGATTCGCGCCACTACGCCTTTGATTTGCATTATTCTTGGATTTGTCCGCAATTTACAACACCCAATATTACCGCAATATTAATTCTTCAACATACGCCTTGAACTCTTCCAAACCCCATATTACCCGATACGTCGCCCCGACCGATAGCGCATGCTCCTCAAACGCCCGCTGCGCCGCCGAAACCCGCCCTCCTATTCCCTTCAACTCAATAAAGTGCGCCCGTCCACGATGCACCAGAACGAGGTCTGCGCAGCCAGGGACTAATCCAGGGTGCGATGTGATTTCATTCGGCACCGCAAAAATAAGAATCTCAGCGCGGTAGGTGTTCCAAGCCCATATCCAGCAATCGTGTTGAAATCTATGCTCTTTCATTTTCTTACAAAATTGTGAAGTTACACCAAGTTACACCAAGTTACACCGCACTGTTGGCGGGGGCTGGATGCTCATTAGTGTAAGTTGTAACTTCATATATATATAAGTTTTATTTATTACTATATAGTGTATATTGTTGTAGGAGTATATCTATATATGTATATGTGTCTATTAGCAATATGGAAACGAAGTTACACCAAAACGTAAAAAACCGCCGCAATCCCTTTGTGGGCGTGGCTTTGCGGCGGTGTAACTTGGGGTTCGCGAAGTTACACCAAAACGTTATATTGATTGTGTTTTGCAAGTAATAAATATTTGAGGCAGGAGAAATATGACGGCTGTTTTTTTATTGTAGGTATTAGTACTGTCCGATTTTACGCATAAAATACCCATATCGCTTATCTTTATTTCCGCGCTCAAAGTGTTTGCGAAGGTGGATGCCGATACGTTTAGCGCCGAGGTTCTTTTGTCCAGACATGGACTCGATGTAGACCTTGACATCGGTAGCGGTGTGTAGGTCTGGTCCCGGCTCAAAATATCGGTCGATAAGGTCAGCTTCAATGTCGGCAAGGGAGAACTGGGTGGATGTGTCTTGGAGTTCATCGCGTTCGGCTTGGGTGAGGTTGAAGGCTTCTCCGCGTTGGTATGCGGCCCATATGTCGTGAAAGAGGGCTGTTTTGTCGATGCTGTTGACGGTGTCGTTATCAATGGAGTCAATTTCGACGGGTAGCACTCGGGAGTTGCCTGTTGGGTCGTTTAAGATTTGGTGGTCGTTGGATGTGCCGCAAAGCACGGCGAGGCGTTTGAGGTCAACGTTGTGGTGTCCGTATGGTTCGCGTAGGGAGAAGGTGTCTTTGGAGGCGAGCTCTTTGAACTTTTTTTCGTCTTGGCGGGTTTTGCCTGACATCTCATCGTCGAGGAGGATGAGTTTTTGGGACATAAGGAGCTCTGAGTCCTTGTCGCGGTCTAGGGAGTCTTCGCCGAAGTAGGGGCGTAGGGGTTCGGGTAGGATTCGACGGAACCACTCGGTTTTGCCGGTGTAGTTCTTCATGCCGATGAGGCACAGGACGGAGCGCACTACGCGCCCATCGACGGCGGCGCCGATGCCGATGAGCCATTTGCGGATGTAGGTGTGTGCGTTGGGTGTGTTGGAGCGGATTGTTTGGACGTAGGCGTCAAGGGCGGTGCCGTCGTGTGGGTATGGGGTGGCGAGGAATCGGATGAACGGGTTGTAGGAGGGTATGTGGGACGAGTAGATGTAGGCGCAGACGTCGGTCTTGGTGACCTTTTCCCATTGAAGTTTGGCGGACAGGTAGATGGTGTTTTCGGTCTCTTTGCTTATGGGTCGTCCGTCGACTTCTAGCTGTCGGGTGATTTCGTTGCGCTCGAATTTGTGCAGGGCGTTGATGTAGTTGCAAATTTCGGCGATGCGACCCCCTCCGACGGGCATGACGGCTGCCTGTGGAGCGGGTGCTACGTAGGCGGAGGTGGGTGGCGCGGAGGGCGGCGGCGGGTAGTAGTTGATGCCGTGCTGTTGGGCGTAATAGAAGAGTGTGCCTATGGTGATGTCGCCGCGGCTGGAATTGAGGCAGATCGTGTATTGGCGGTCGGCGTCTTGTGGGTTGTATTTGAAAGAATGGCGGCATAGGTCGTGAAAGGTGGCGCGTCCCGCTTCGCCTAGGTGGCTGACGAGGGCGCACCCTACGCGGTAGAATGTATGGTAATCGGGTGCGAAGTCTATGCCGCGTTGGTTGACGGCCTCCACTACGCGGCTAAGGCAGTCTATGGGATCGCCTACGTGTGGTTTGGGCTTGGGGTCTGCCTTGGTTTTGAACGGGGCTATCTTGGCGCGTTCGTTGTAGTAGAGGTCGGGGTCGTGGGAGACGTAGCGCAGGGAGGCTATGTTTTGCGGTGCGCGGTCGAGGGTCTTGCCGTGATTGTCGTAAAAGTGCTGCGCGAGCCACTCGAATGATTCTTTGTGAAATTCGGGCTTAACGCGGACGATGGCGGCGAGGCCATTGCCGGATGCTGACTTAAACAGAGCGAAGATATAGGGGTCGGAGCGAAGGCTGCCGCCGTCGGTGTCGTGGTCGATGTCGAGACAGATAAAGCCCGAGTGCGTTTGGATGTTGGCTGCGGCGCGTGTGGGGTGGAAGGTGCCGGAGATGGTGACGCATGGCAGGTTGGCCTTGGGTGCGCCTGCGCGTACGGCGGCTATGTCGGCGGCCCATGTGCCGGCTTTGACGTCGGTGATAAAGTTGTGGACGGTGGTGTTGCCGTTGGGGGTGGTGTCGCAGGGTCGGGAGAAGGTGGAGATCATAGGTTCTCGAAGGCTTGAATGGCTTGGAATATCTTAAGAACGAGGGGCGGGACTACGGCGTTTCTTCGACAAACAGGGGGTTGAGTTGGGAAGTTGTGCCAGGCGCTCCCGCCGCCTGAAAATAACGATGCGTGTGTCATAATACCCAGTCTATCGGTGTTTTATCGAATCGTATGTTCTGCATCGCCCATCCTGGCTTGTACCCCTTGATGCGTGCGTAGTGTTGGAGGGCGGCCATGCCGCGGGAGCGAAGGATGCGGTGTACCTGTGGGGTGGTGAGCAGGTGTTCGCGTTCGGCTTGTATGAGTTCGGCGATGGACAGGGTGGAGGCCATTCGTCCGGTGAGGTCGGGCGTTAAAGATACCAAAGTAGCAACGCCTGGCGGTGGTGGGGGTGTTGGTGGGGTGGGCATTGTAGTGTTGCAGAAGGGGCATGTGCGGGACTGCGCGGGTATGGCTGCGCGGCATTTGGGGCAGATGCGTATGGGTGGGGCGCCGGGGTCTTTGTCTTTCTCGGGGCTGTTGTCCCATGTGCGTGGGGCGTCCCACCGCCCGATGCGTGTGTGGTTGTTGCCGTGGTCGATGATGGTGAAATCGGTCTTGCCGGGGAAGATGCGCGATCCGCGCCCGCACATTTGGAGCCATAGGGGTATGGATTGTGTGGCGCGAAGGATGCCGATGGTGCGGATGGGGGGGTGGTCGTAGCCTGTGGTGAGGATGCCGCAGTTGGTGATTAGGTCAATCTCGCCTTTGTGGAACGCGGCGAGTGTGGAATCGCGGTGGGGGTCGTCGGAGGTGACGGAGGCGGCGCGTATGCCTGCCTCGCGGAAGGCTGCGGCGGTGTCTTTGGCGTGTTGAATGTTTGCGCAGAAGTACAGGGCGGGGGCTTGTCCTAGGGCGCGGTAGTGCTCTAAGGCTTGGCCGTAGATGCGTGGAGTGTTGAACGCGGCATATTGGGATGCCTCGGTGTAGTCGCCGTTGCGGGTGCGCAGACCCTTCAGGTCGGACTCGATCTGGTAGGGCGCGACGGGGGAGAGGTAGCCGTTGTCGATGAGCTCGGGTATCTGAACGGGTTCTACGGTGTTGGTGTAGTAGTCGGGGATGCGTGGGTGCAGGGGCGTGGCTGTCGCGCCTATTACGCGGGTGTTGGGGTGTCGGTCGAGGACCTTAAAGAAGTTGCCTTTGTGGGCCTCGTCGATGATGATTAGGTCTCGGTAGGGTAGTATGCGCCTAGCGGCGGTCTCGACCATGCCTATGGTGAGTGGCGCGTAGGGGTTTTTGCGTATGTTGGAGGGCCGCAGGTGGTATAGGGCGTCGAAGGCCTGTTCGAGGAGCTGTAGGCGGTCGGTGAGGACTAAAACGGTGCGGCCTTTGGCGAGGGCTGCGCTGGCCATTGCGGCGAAGGTGATGGTTTTGCCGGCACCGGTAGGGAGGACGAGCAGCTGCCGTTGGTGGGTCTTGAAACCTTCGCGCAGCTGCGCTATGGCCTCGGCTTGGTACGGGCGTAGGTTCATCGGTAGCAAAAAAAGCCCTCGCGCGGAGGGCTGTGGTGAGTTAAAGTTGCACTGACCTCACGAGCTGTTCAAACGCCTTGACCCTTTCGAGCATACCGTCGATATACGGCTGATCGCGCTCCCATGTGTAGACTACTAGCCGCTTTCGCGGGAATGTGGGGTCGAAGGATGCGATGTAGGCGCGTTCGGCGCCTATGATGCTGATCTGCGCCTGCACTTGGGGGTAGTACTCGTCGCGCAGGCGTTCGTCGCTGAGGGTGTCTTCGTAGTGGTTGAGTGCATTTGGGCATTTGACCTCAACTACGGTGTGGGCCTCGATGAGCCCGTCGGGGGTGCAGCTGAAAAAGGGCAAGTCGGGGTGGGTGATCGACTGCTGCGACCGTCCGATGGTGATGCCCATCTCTTCTTCGAGGGCGGCTATGGCCTCTTCTTCGTGGTCGAGTCCCCACTGCATAGCTTTGCTGGTAAAGCGCTCTACGGGCACCCCCATACGTTGCAGGGCGAGCTCGTAGGCGTAGGATAGGGCGGTCTTGCCCCATGTGTCCCTGCCACGTCCGTTGGTGAGCACGTCTTTGATGCGGGAGGCGGTGATGTTGCCGGTGCGAATCATTTGGTCGGTTGTGGCTTCGGTGGCGTTGGGGCGGGTTCGGTTGATGTGGTTTCGGGCGCGGCCTCTACCTCATTCTCCCACTGTGGGATTAGCGACTTGGCGCGGGCGGTAAGAAAGGCGTTGAGCTCGTCGGGCTTGATGAACTTGCCAGTGTCGGGGTTGCAGGGGTAGAACTTTCCGTCGGAATGTTGCTTCATCGGTAGGGTGATAGGCCGAAAGCTGTAGACCTCTCGAAAGAACCCGAAGCGGTACGCGGCGCGTTTGAAGGCGTCGGATGCGAGGCCTTTGTCGGGGCTGTAGGTGGATTCGGAGCCCGTGTCGGAGCGGGTGATGGTGCGCCCGTCGGATGTGAACACCGTCAGTTCACAGAATACCTTACCGGACACGCCGTTGTACTTGGTGCCCCAATTGAGATCGCCGAAGCGTTCGTTGAGTGCGTCCTGCACGTCGCGGCTGTCGACGTATGAGAAGTATTGGCTTTCGGTGGTGGTGGTCTTTCGTGTGAACCACTTGATCTTGTCGCTCATGGCGCTGTAAATTTTACAGTGCTGAAATAGTGGCCGTAAGCGGCCACGTCGATGAGCGCGCCACCGAGCCATCCGGGCTTGGTTCGTGTGGCGTAGTGGCCTTCTAAGAAGGCCTGCCACTTGGTGAGCACGCGACCGTGTCGGTCAACGAGCTCAAGGCCGCAGTATCGCGCGGCGAATTGTTCGTAGGTCATTTGCTATTGATTTCAGCAAACCTACGAACTCCAATATTAAGCGAATGTTAAATCTCCTCTATCCGAAAGAAGAAACGCACTTCTGCCACATACGCGGTGACGCCCTCTGGCGCGATCTCAAACGCGCTGTATGTGACGCCCTCAAACTGTTGGGTTATTACATTGTAGGCGGTGACGGTGATGCGGGTGTCTACGTCTGGCTGTATGGTGTCGCAGACCGTGGCGACGAGGCCGTCTAGGATGGTGCGGGTGTTGTCGGGGGTGGGTGATTTAAAGATGCACTGCGCGGAAAGGGTCATTTCGTAGATGAAGGCGTCTTTGACGGGCCCATCGTTGGGGACGGCTTCGGCGGTGAGGAACACATACGGGTTCTGGGTGGTCTTGGTGTCTACGACTGTGTAGACGGGCACCACGCCGTTTAGGGCGTTGTAGACCGATGCGATGGTGGGGGTGGTGGGGGGGGTCATTTGAACAGGGTGCGAAGGTTCTTGATGAAGGTGGGCTTTTCTTTCTTCAACGCGGGCCCGAGGAACGGCTGCGCCTTGGTGCCTTTCATGGCGATCTTTCGGGCTATGGCGAACGCCGCGCCGGGGTTGCCGAGAACGCGCGTGGCCCATAGCTTTATCGGGCCGAGGGGCGGGAACTTGCCCGGTTGCCGTCCTTTCTCGACGAACTCCGCGTAGTTGACCCCCGCGGTCACCCTTGCGGTAAAAGGGTCGGGCTTGGTCATAACGATAGCGTCGCGCAGGCGTCCGAAGTTGACGGGCGCGGCTTTCTTGGCGGCGGCTTCGATGCGGAAGCCCGATGCGGATACTATCTTCTGCGCCCGCGTTCTGATTTTGGAGTCGGTGAGCAGGCGAGCCTTGTGAAAGGCTCTCATATCGAATTTTAGTTCAAACACGCTCAGTACAAAGCAGGCGCACCCATGTTTTACCGAACTCCTCCAGGACGGCGGTAATGTTCAGGTCTCGCCCTCGGAATTTGAGCAGCCAAGATTGGTCTGTGATCGAGTTGTTCCCAATAGCGATAAAGAAGTCTTGTCCTGAATAGTCGTCGGGGTTGAAGTCGCCATCGCCGTTGTATGCGCGTTGTGATCGGACGGTTATCTCGTAGGCGCGCGTTTGCATGGTCATTCCGTAAAAGACGAGCTTAGACCCCGAGGGGCGTATGACCTTCGCCCATAGGGTCGCTTGGAGCGTCTCGGTGGTATGCCACCCGCCTACGCCGTCGGCGGTGCGCTCTTGGCGGTACACCTGCACCTGTTCGTTCATCTCCCCCGCCCTCATTGACCGAAGAATATTACGCGGCGGTATGGGGCGAGGATGCGTTGGGCTGACATCTCTACCTCTGCGGAAATGGTGCCGATGACGCTATTGGAGCGCGTCTGGTAGAGGTCGCCGACAATCATATAGATAGCCGAACGGAACGCTGCGGGTACGGCCCCCACGGGCGCGGTGGTGTATGTGGCCTCGTAGGCGAACGCCTGGGTGTCTACGCCCACGATGCGCAGGGTGTCGTTTGGGAGGAGGTATCGGTCGGCGGTGGGCAGGGTGGTGGTGGTCCCTTCGTTGTCGTACTTGACGACCGACGTGAGGGCGGCAAGGGGGCCGCGTGGGAGGGTGACGTAAAGATCGGAGGATTCGAGCTCAAGGTCGGTGTAGGTGGCGCGAAGGGTCTGCGCGACGATGGTTGTGCCGGTGTATCGTTCGCACCATTCGCGTGCGGCGGTGATGGCGTCGGCGATGAGCGCGTCGTCGGATGCGAAGTCCACCTTGAGGTAGTTCTTGGCTTCGGCGGTGGTGGCGGGTTCAGCGCCTGTGGTGGCGGTGATGGTTGTTTGGAGGGTCATGGTACAAAGGTAGGTATTTGGCGGGGGGTAATAAAAAAGCCCCGCATGGTCGCGGGGCTTATGCCGTTTGATTCGATTAAGGGCTATACTTTCCTTCCTCCCGCACCCTTACGCATCGAATCCTTTGTTATCCCGCTATGGACGGCAAACCCACCAAGGGCCCGTGCGGGGTGTTTAATTCTTCGCTGCATTCGTCGTCCCCACCCCTCCCGTTGGGGCAAGGTATTCCGACTTAGCAAGGCGTTCGATGCCTGCTTTTAGAGGGTGTGAATCGGGCAGGCGCAGGGCTAGTTCGGTGGCGAGGACGCGAATCGAGTCTACGCGCTTTGAGGACTTCGCCTGACGGACGGTGCGCGCCAACCGCCGCTTATCGGACCAAGAAGCGCGGCGGAGTTCTAGGTTGCCGAGGGGGGCTATGTAGTCGATGACGTGCCGCATCCGCTGAAAGTCGTCTTTTGCGCTGCCCGTTCGGGCATGGCTGAGGTATTCGTAGTTCTTGACCGCGTGTATGACGGTGGCATGGGTTCTGTTTACGACCTTGGCGCATAGCCCCAAAGACCATCCCCATTGACGCATCCCTACAACGGTGGCCTGACGTGCCATTGAGATGTGTCGCTGCCTGCATCGGCTTTTGATGTCGGCAACCGTACACCCGAACACCTCGGCGGCTTTGTTTAGGGCGAGTTCTGTCGGTGTCATTTGATCGTGTCGATTAGTAGGTGGGTGAGGTTTATTGCGGCCTCTTCTGTAAGGGCGAAGGTTAACTTCCATTTGCCGTCTTGTTCTATTGTGGCCGGCAAAGGTAGTGTGTTGGTGGGGTCAACCTCTCGTTCTAGGTGTATCAAATACCCCTCAACGGGGTGCTTTCCGACAGCCACTCGGCGTTCGCCCCATTCTATTTCTTTCGTAAAATTTTTCATCGCTTCACGGCTTCAAATTCGACAACAAAATCCGGATACTCGATGCGCACCTCGTGACGGTCGCCTGTTAGTAACGCCCTCAACAGCCGCTCAGGGTCTGCGCCCGTCCATTTAGTTCCGTCTACGGTGATTGTGTTCATGTGTTGTACTGTTCCATCGGGGAACGCGATATGCGATACCCGCAGGGTGGGTTTGTGCGCCGACCGCCGAAGCAGCAGGGGCATGAAGTGGGTTAGTTCATTCATAGTTCCAAGAGCGAAGTAGCGCGATGTTTGCGAGGTACACGGGGCATTTGTGTTTGAATTTGACTTGCGCATCGAGTTCGTCTAAATCGCCCCAAAAACACCCCGCTTGAACCATCCATTTGTCGGTGTGCCATACGGCGTAGCATAAACGCCCAGAGGTAGGCATCGGGCCGAATTGATATAAGCATATGGCCCCGTTCAGGTCGGCC